TTCACTTTTGTTCGCAAGTGGTTGGAAAGCGGGGGTGATAGTTTAATCCTTCAGCGCATCTTGGGGCACACTACCCCCATCATGACCTCTTATTATGCACGCTTGTTCGCTTCAGATTTGAAAACCCCGCATGAAAAATACACACCCCTTGCTAACCTTCCCCTTAAGTTGCCCCGCCAACGCATTAGGTAGCCCAAAGGTCAACTAACGGAAGTTATCGGACATTTTTTCGCTGGGCGTGGGTTGGGGTAGGTAGGTTGCTGTGGGTTGATGGTTGGGGGTGGGTTGATGGGTTTGTTGGTCGGGGTGGGCTGGGCAAGTAAGCACTTTCCCATCATTACTTCCACCCACTTCATCCACAAGCACAACCATATCACTTTCCCCACCCACTTTCCTTATAGGTAAAACACAATCCTATACACATCTTAAACACTACTCCGCAATTGTAGGTGGGTGATGAATGATGATTGAATGGAAACAGTGCTTGCTATGCGGAAAACGCTTTCTGGGAAGCGTGAAAAGGAAGTATTGCAGCAAAGCGTGCAGGGAAAAATATCGCAATCGGTTGAAGGTTTATAGAAGGATGATGCGTGACCCGCACTTTAAAGAGCGCTCCCTTGCCCGCTTACTTGCGTGGAAGGAACGCAAAAAGCGGGAAAAGCAAGCGCAAAGGGAAAGGGAAGTGAAAGAACAGGTTGTGGTGGTAGATATAGATTGGATTTAGTGTGAAGGGTAAGGTTAAGGGGTAAGGTTGTTAGGGGTGAAAATTCAAAACTTCCCCCGCCTTTTTCATAATAGTTGACATTAAAATTTAATGGCAGTAGATTGTGAAAATTTGGGGGATGCTGGGGGTTGGGTTTAGTGTTTAGTTGAATAAATTCTGTTTGCTTCCCCCACCCCAAAAATTTCCACAACACCTTGCCACCAACATTGTGGGTCACTAAAGTATACAACCTTACTATGATTATGCCCAAGGTATGAAAATTTTCCCCGCACACGCCCGAAAAGACCCCCGATTTTGGAGCAATTTTGCGCAATTTTGGGGGGATTTTGGGGGGGGTGTTTCTGCTGCGCTACTTCTTCCCCCCACCTGATGAAAAAGCGGTTTTTCGCATTAAACTTCTTTAGAATTTAATTTTTAGTCATGACTTGTGACCAAAGCGTAAGCGGTTTGGGTTTTATAGGACGGACTATGAATGATACTTACATCAGGAAGAAGAAAAAAGGGGGGAAGGAAGAAGGAAGAAATTTCCAGAAACCTTGGGCAAAAGTATGGTAATTTGGTGGACACTTGGTCATCGGTCATGACCGCAAAACGCTTTCTTAGGGAATTTTATGGAAAAAACCCGTTTTGCGTCAGGTTCCATGGGCACAAAAACCACCCCCAAAATTGCGGATTTTGCCCCAATTTTGCCCGATTTTGGAAGCACCCCCCCAAAATATACAACCCTACCATGATTATGCCCAAGGTATGGAAATTTCCCATGACCGCAAGCCCACCCCCAAAATCCAGCAAAATGCGGGCAAAACCTTTCAAAATTCACCCCTAATTTTTGCGGATTTTGCCCCAAAATAAATCTTAGAAACCCTTGCAAAAAACATAGTGGGTCACAATATCGGGTCACGGTCACGGTCACGCTTTTTGGTCACATGACCGCAAAGATGACCGTAAATAATGTGACCCACCATGTTTGCAGCAAGGTGTTGTGAAAATTTTAGGTGGGGCGGGGTGTGGGGATGGAAGGGAAGGGAAAGGTAAGATAAGAAAGTAAGGTAAGGATAAGTGAAAGATAAAAGGGAAGGAAGAAGATAAGTTCCCCCCCGCCCGCTGGCGGGTTGGTGCGCAACAGTGTTTATTCAAATAAATTGCGTTTATGCGCCCTACAAATGTTAGTGGGGGCAAATCATTGAAAACTGGTAGGGAAATCGGGGGAAATTGCTATTGACAAGTGAAGCGTTGCGCTTAAAATAAAAGGTGGTAGTAGTTTTCGCATGCTTACGCCAGTTCTTTGGCATCTTGAAGCACCTCCTGTCGTAACAAAGGGGCAGCCCAAAGCGGTTGCCCCTGCTTTATTTTTGCCCCCGTCACACTAAAAACCCCACCAGTTTGACCTTATTTTCCCGCCAAAATTCACGATTTTGAAAGCATCAAAACCCTTCAAAATTGCGCCAAATCTGTGAAAACTGGTGGGTATTTGTGTATTGACATCACAAAACTTGTGCGTATAATATTAGGTGGAGGCTAAAATAGAAGTAGGTGCGCAAAGAAACACCTAAATTTTGGGGAAAGGAGGGATAGATTAGGCTAAGGTAGACAAAAGTTCGTTCACTGTCAGGAGGTGCTTTAAAGATGAAAAAAGAACTGGCACAAGCATGCGAAAACTACTACAAACTGGGCTTCAACATCATCCCCGTCGGCTACGCAAAGTTTGTTGACATTGCGCTGTATGCCTTTGCAGATGAAAAAGCATGCGAAGATTTAGTAAACAAGTGGGGTGGAAACTTCTTATCCCGCTTGCGCCAACTTCTGAAAGTGCCCACCTTTTCTTCGGAAATCAGAAACGAAGTAGTGAAAAACTTCCCCCACCTGCAGACCCCGCCTTCCTTCTTTAAAACTACAGGAAAACGCAAGGGTGATAACAAAAATGCTTATGATTTCTACTACAAAGTGCGCCAAACCCCTGAAGAAGTGCGCAAAATCATTGAAGTTTACGCCCCGCTTGCAAGTGGGGTTGCTATCATGTTGGGGCACATTTCAAACATCAGCGTGATTGATTTTGACGACACAGAAGAACTAATCAAGTTGTTGAACGCAAACGGGTTCACTTGCGATGCGAACAACATTGAAGAAGTGCTACTTCAAGCGTTCCCCGAAAACGCTATTGTGCGAACCTATCGGGGTTATCATGTTTACTTCAAGCATGACCCTGAAATTCCGAACCGCAAGGGGTTGGGGGAATACCAACACATTGAAGTTCGTTCTAAAGATGTTTTAGTGCAAGCACCCCCGTCAGTTGCGGGGATTGAAGTGGTGGGTGGAAGGGCTGTTGTGCGAAGGTATCAATTCTTGCGTGAACTGAACGAAGAAACAAAAGAAGCACCCCTTCCCGAATGGATTTTAAGTTTACTTAAACCGCAAAAGCGGGGGGAAGAAGTAAAACACCCCATTGTTTCCACTACATTCACATCACTGAAAGATTTCCTGCTGCAAAACCTTACCCCCTATTGGCGGGAAGGTTTCCGTGACCTTCTTTGTTTCACACTTGCGGGGATGTTGCGCAGGGGTGGAATTAGTGAAGCAGCAGCGTTAGATATTATCGCTACTATCTGCGATGTCACACAAGATGAAGAAAAAGCGCAAAGATTGAAAGTTGTTTCTTACGAATACAAGTTACCGCTTGAAGGCGAAAAAGTATGCGCAGGCGCAAGGAAGTTCTATCAAGTTGCATTAGATGCAGGTATTCCTGCGGAAGTTGCGAAGTTGATAATTAATGCAATCTACGGGCTGAAGCCTTCCGTTGATATTCTGAATTGGTTCAACGATTATCAACAACTTGCACAGAAGATTGCTGCACTGCTTCGCAACGATTTAGTTTACAACGAAAAAGAAGATGCATTCTACGCATTTTCGGAAGAAGAAAAACGGTGGAAAGAACTTAGCAACAACACAGAAGCACTTTACTATTTGATGAAAGCGTGTCTTGAATTACGCAAGGAAATAGAAGAAATCCTGCAGATGCAAGGGGTAGAATTCACGAAACAAGTGCTAAACTGCTTGAACAAGTTGATGAACGAAGTCTTCGTGCGAACTAACTTATTCCATGCGGTAAGGTATATGCTTACCGTTCAGCATTCTTTCCCCTACCTGCCTCCTGAAGTGCTTGATGAACTTCCCGCCCCAGTGGGGCGCATCACTTTCCACAAAAATGGCGCACTTCTTTGGCTAACAAACGGGGATACTGTTTTCATTCCTGACAGCGAAGAACCCCACAGGCGCTTTTTTGCAACGCATACAGTGAATTCTGAAGTAAATGAACACGCTGACCCCACCCCCTTTGAAGAATTTGTGGCAGAAATCGTTGATGACAAAGATACTGCGGATTATCTGCTTCAGATGCTTGCTTCCGTGTTAGGTTTGGGGCGCAACCCCTTCCGTAAGGCTATCTTCTGCTTGGGCGGGGGACGGAACGGTAAATCATCCTTCTTTGAAATTTTACAAGCAGCGCTGGGGGATAAACTTGTTGTCAGCACCTTGCCCAGCGTAATCACACAGAACGGAAACAACGAAAACACTTCACTATCCGCCCGCTATCGTTTGAAAGGTAGCGCTATTGCGTTCACTGATGAAGTTCCGCTTGAACATATAAATGAAGAAGCATTCAAAGCCATCACGGGCGGGGAAACAATTGTCGCCAAACGCTTATATAAGGATGTTGAAGCCTTTCCTGCAACCTTTATCTTATGTATTCTTTCTAACATGCTTCCACAGAACTTTAAATCCCAGAACTTCGCACTTGCAGATAGAATAGTGTGCGTTAAGTTTCCTATCCGTTTTGCTGACGACATCACGACTGAAACCAAAGCAGTAAAGCGAAGGGATGAAAACAAAGTAATAGCGCTTAAAGAAAACACCCCCGCCGTCATCGCAGCGTTGCGAAAGCACTTCAAACTTGCTGCGCAAAAGAACTTCAGACTTGAAATGCCTGCGAAAGTGCTGGAAATCACTGAACCTGTGCGTTTTGCTGCGAACGCACTTTCTTACTTCTTATCAGTGTGCATCATTGAAGACCCCCTTGCCGAAACGAAAGCGAAGGAATTACATGAAGCATACAAACAATTTTGTAAAGAACACGAAGTTCGTGCGATTAATTACAAGCAATTCACTTCGCAACTTCGCTTATTGAACTACCAATTAATCAATAAATGGGATGGACTTCGCTGCGTGGGGATAAAGATTAACTTTGATGCGTTAAGCGCAACATCAGAAACTACTACTGATACACTTCTTGATGAACAAGATGAAGAAGGTGAAGATGTGCAAGAAGTTAAACCTTTCCCATTAGATGCGTTTGATGATGATGAAGGTAGCGATGATGAAGAAAAATATGAACTAATCTAAGGAGGTGCGTAACGATGACTAAAGTGCTTAAGCAAGAAGGCATCGCAGTGTTGTTAAAATCGCACATCTTGCGGGGGTGCACATTCCGCCACGAAAGCGGGGAAGTATGCGGGAAGTTAACGAACTTCTACATCCGTTGTGACCGTGCGTTGCCCCAAGCGGTGGGCGCAGCGCTGTGTTACGAACATCTTCCTTTCTGGGCACAAGTAGAAGTTCAAGACTTAGACAGGGATTTAGAAGTTTACGCAGATGTAGGTGATTAAACAAAACAAAGGAGGGTGAAAAGCGATGGAAATATTAACAACTGCAGAAAAAACTGGAAGATTACGAATTTACTGTGATGGTGCATGTGCACCTTATAACCCAAATGGCGTAGCAACTTACGCTTTTATTGTCTACGAAGGGGAAGAAAGAAAAGATAGAATTCGCATTCACGAAGAGGCTGGGGTTGTTGCCGAAGGCAAAGGTGCTACTAATAACTTAGCAGAATTCGCTGCTGTGTGCGCTGCCCTGCGATGGGTGCTGCAAGAAGGTTGGGTAAATTCAAAAATCACAATCTTCAGCGATAGCAGATTAGTTGTGAACATCATGAATAAAGAATGGCAGCCCCAGGATGAAACAGCAGGCTACTATCCCGCTTACCGTGAAGCAAACGAACTGTTAGAACAAGTAGTTGCATTAGGGAACAAAGTCATCTTTCATTGGCACAGCAGAGTTTACAACGCTGAAGCGAACTTGCTTGCTAACACGCTTGCTTACAAGACTTACATTCAACAAAACCCAAAGCGTGCAAGATACTTTAAATTGAAGAAACCTACCACCTGTTGCGTTTGTGACAACTTGATGCCCATCGGCGAAGATGTTGTGGGTATTCCATTCAGTGAAGAGTGGAAAATCTTCTGCGCAGAACACATCAATCACAACAACGAACACGAAGGTGATGGTGAATGAACAAAGGCTGCCTTTGGTTATTAATTGGCTGGCTTTTCGGTGCAAACATAAGAAAGTTGCCCCGCAGGGAGCGGAAGGCAGCAAGTAAGGTGTGGCACACTTTTCGCTTCTTCACTGCGAAGCGCAGAAGCAGCAAACTTTATCACTTCTTCCGTTTGTTTGATTGAAGCGTAGTAGAAGCAAAAACAAAAGTAAAGGTAAGGAGGTGAATAAGGTATGCTAAATGTAGGTGGGTTAGTGTAACATGCGTAACGAAAATTTGCGCTATCAGCCCTGTGCTGGTTACAAGCGAAACATCTACTTAGCAGTGAACAACTTAGTTTACTTTCTTGAAAAAGCGAACAATCTGAAAAGGGGGGAAGTTTACGCTGCTAACACCGATTGCTTAGTTGCGTGCAAGAAGTGCAAAAACCCCATTATCCGCTTGGAAATTTCAACACGCTTTGATAGAACCCCGCATTTTTGCCATCTAACCACCAAAGAAGCATTCATCGCAACCCTTGCGGGTATACCCAACGCTGCATTACTTGTAATTTATTCAGATAAACACTTTTCCACAGCGCAAGAAATTTTCGGGGCGGGCGGGGAAATCTTAATCCCAACATCAATCCACATCCGCCCCCTGTTTTACCCCTTCACCAACCCCTTGCGGGGCAACATTGTTTCTACACCCCCCACGCTTTTTTATGCGTTTCGTGATGAACTAACTGAAGAAGAAATGATGTTAAACCCACATCAATTCTTGCGCTTCCTTTATGAACTGATACTTGCTATCCACCCCGCACAGTTGTGCGAACACCTGCAGCGGGGGGAATTCATCAAGGATGAAGAATACTTGAAGCAGTTAATCCTTCCTTTTGATGCGTTCAAAGCAAAGGTATTGCAAATTTTGCGGGAGGGTGATTAAAATGAAGCGCAATACCACTTCTTCTGCGAAGAAGAAGATTACAGAACTTGCGCACAAGTATATGCGGGGGGAAATTGAACTTGAAACTTTCATCAACGAAACCTTGAAGGAAGGCAAACAGGTGTGGGAAGCAATCAAGTTTGAAACGCAGAAAAAGTTCGGGGGATACTTAAGCGAAGAAGACATTGATGCTACTATGCTTGAAGCAATCACAACTGCGTGCATCAAGTGCACTAACGCAGAAAAGTTTTTCGCTTACGCCCGCCAAACACTGAAGGGGATGCTGAAAAGACTTGCTTCCACCCTTGCGTTCGCTAATGTTGTATCTAAACCCGACACCGCACTTGAAAAAGTAAGTTTGGAAAGCATGTTCACAGAAGAAGACGACGAAGGAAACCATTCCCCAGCAGACATTCGTGAACCTTCGGAATTTGTGGATGAAAACGCTGAAAACGAATTCTACATGCTTGAACTAAAAGATTTCGTGCGGAAGAAGTTACCCCCACTTCAGCAGCGGGTTTTCTGGGCTGCTTGGGAAGGGGATAGCCCCGCAGAAATTGCAAAATCGTTGGGGCTACCCCCGCAGGAAGTGGAAAAGATGCTACACGAAATTCGCAAAGTGCTTCAAGAATTCATCAGTTGATGCCAATTCTGTAGTTAATCGTTAATCGCATCGTGTTATCTTTTGTGATAGCAGTAGAAAACTTATACCTTGCCCACAGCCCGCTGCCATCTGAATTTTCACAAATCCCAACAGAACCGATTGTGTTATTCGCTTCATTAGTTTCCCATGTTGCCGTCCACTGGCAATAATTAACGCCACCTTCTTCCACGATTGATTTCGTTGCAGTTTTTGCTGGACTTATCACAGTAGCGGGCATAGAAGTTTCAGATGCTGAAGGGTCAGCGGTAGAAGTGCTAAGCACAAGGTAACTGCCGTCGTAAGTAGTGGTATCTTTAATGATGTTGCGCTTCATGTATTCCTTCCCTTGATTAACCACAAGGTTGCGCCCCTTTTCGTAATAAAGAACCTTCCCTGTTTTTGCGTCAGTCAAAATAACTTCAACTTCACCGAAAAGTTGTGCGCAATCTTTCACTTTCATCGTGCATCACCACTTTCAATTACCCTAAGGTATCACTTGGAATTCAGCAACTTCAATAGCCCCTAACACGCTTGTGTCAGGGTAAACAACGATGTAATAAACCCCTTCCAACTTATTAGGTGGCACAACTTCAACCCAACCTGCCTGCGGGGTAACTTGTGTCGTAAACAAAGGATAATCTATCACATCGTAAGCGACAATATTCAGCGTTTTCCCACCCGTGTAGGTGTTGAAGTAAATTTTGAACTTGCTGACAGTTGTAAAGTATTCGTAGTAAAGTTCCGCAATGTGCGGGTTTGGTGGGTTGGGTGGTGTGTAGTAAAGCGTGTAACTTGTTGAAGTATCGTTATCCCACCAAGTATCTAAATTAGCGCTGATTGGAATGTAGTTGTGATTATAGACAAGATAATAATCAGGGATAGCAATTACTTCAGTAACTTCAGTGCTGTAAGTTACGCTATCGCTGACACTGATTTCATCAGTAACAGTTTGCACAAGTTCTTGTTCAGTGAAGTAATCAACGCTATCTTCAACTAAAACGCTATCAACTACAGTTTGCACGACATCGCTGGTAGTTTCAATAGCGTAAGTGACATCATCAAACACAGAAACAGCATCTGAAGCGGTTTCAGTGATGAAGCGTTCAATAATGTAATCAACTGCATCAGTAACATCAATCGTGTCAATAACAAACCTTTCAGCGTCCAGCATAAAAGAAACGAAATCTGAAACAGATATAGCATCACTTGCTATTGAAGAAACGCTTCCTTCGCTTTCTGCGCTTTCTTCATACAACACTGCATCGTAAACGCTAATCAAATCAAGCGGGAACAATTCAACTTCAGTAAAGATTGCATCACTTAAATCAATGAAATCTTGCGGAAGCACTTCAATAGTTGGTGTTACTTTTTCGCTTACTTGCACATTATCAAACAATATCTGCTTTCTGTCTGTTGAAGTGTGTTCTGTAGCCTTCTGCGTGAACCTGATGGGGCGTTTGCGCAATATATCAAAGCGCTTGCGTCTAAGCATTGTAAATCACCACCTTCACTTCGGTTCGCACATTTCCTGATGCATCTGCATCCCAACGAATATCGGTGATTAACCCCACTTCATTTTCATTGATTTGGATGGGTTGGTTTACAGGATAGTAAGCGAAGCCCAGAAATGTGAAGGAATATTCTTTAGTAGCGGGGGCGGGTTGGGATTGCGAAATTACTACCCCCCGCTGCGCCAACAATATTGGATTGTAAACATATCCCCTTGGGGTCACTACAACAGAAGGGGTGTCAATATCTTCGCTTTCAGTGACACTTAAAAGGGGCAAATCAGGCAAACCTGCCACCTCTGTGGGGAAAGAAATCACAAGGTTGTAGTTGCTATCATATTGCAAAATAAACCCACCATAATCCCCGAAGAAGTAGTTTTGCAAGTAATCAATGAATTCCCGCAAGGTTTTGAAGGTTTTCTTTTCTTCATCAAGCAAAATAACATTTCGGATTTCATCTGGGACGATGATTTGATTAGGGAAGTGACACAAACCCTTCGCTATCGCAACGAAACCGTGCACGGGCAGCAAGTTGGGGCTAAATTCGCATTCTATCACGCTACCTTCATCATCTATCGGATTAACCCCGCTAACTTTGTAAACTGGGGGACTTTCGGGTTGATACTGAACATCAACTTTCGTAACTTTGTAAATGAAGTAGTTATCATCTGCGATGACAAGAATGAAATCCCCCAATTGGAAGGGTTGGTAAGTTTCAAGTTCGCAGGAAAGAAAATCCCAATTGATGCGGTAAGTCCCTGCCGCACCATCCACCAGCCCCCCGCTCTTTTCATAACTTGTGGGGGCAACGAAATAGAACGCTTTGCGCAAAACAAGCGGGCGCAAGGAAGTAGCGTAGGCTGGGTTACCTGCGACATAAGTTAACCCCTTTGGACTTTCAACTACGAAATACCAGTTTGCGTAAAATGTCGTGTTAGCGCTGAACACCCCTTCCAGCACTTTCACAGCGACATAATCGCTGATGTCTACGAAAGTTAGCATAGTTGCAGGGACATTATTCAAATCAATACTAATGTAGGGTTCATCTTTCCCGTGCCACAGTGCAGTTACCCCCGCAACTGCGTTTCTTTCTTCATCAACTGTTAAGAAGAAGTTTGTGACAGCGAAGTTGTAGGAATAACTTTTGTTTGTTAATGTTTCCGCTTGAAAATCAACTGGTTGACCTTTGAAATAGACTGCATTCTTATCGGGAAATTGCACAAGAAAATACCAGTAGGGGATTGGGCAAACGAAAGAAGTGATGTTGTAACTGCTACCGTAAAGGGGTGGTTGCACAACATAGAACACACCGAAATTGTTGAACAAAGTTACACGCATCCGCTTTTTTATGCCCAGATAGTAGGGGTCATTTGGGTGGAAAGGATACACAATGTAATCGTAATTTTCAACAAGTCTTAATTGAAAACCGTAAGGCATTTCAAGCAAGAAAGTAATTTTCTTGTTTAGCGCTTCGTTTTCGTATTCAAGTTTGCGCCAGTTGCGCCCCCACATGAACATTTTATCGCTAACGCTTTCAAAATTAAGTTCACGCAAATATGCAATAGTGTTTGGAATTCCCCACCAAGTGGCGGGTGCACGAAGAATTGATAACCCCATCAAAATTCACCCTCCTTCAAGCGTTGCAAAGTGATAGGGTGGTATTTTGCGTGAATTCTATTACCCCACTTCACGGCAAATGTTTGGTCAGGTAGCACAAGAAAATCTACTTCCCCAAATTGAAGGTCAATATCGTTAATGTAATCCAGCACCTGAAAAGTGGTTGGGTGCACGGCGTAAATGTCCAACCTTCCGATTTGCCTTGTAGCAGTAAAGCAAAATGTTAGCGAATAGTTGAAATCGTTTGTCAGTTCCTTTTTCCCCCAAAGCATCGGGTTTTCTGCTGACATGAAACATCACCACCAGCATTTAAAATCTATTTTCATTCACAACCCGTTGGTCGGGGGGAACTTTAGGTGTTGAAGCGTGCACTGCGGGGGAAGGTAACGCTTCGTAAATCACAACTTCACGACAAGTTTTGCTTTCTTGAAGCATCCCGTGAAGATAAAATCTTCGCAGCACAGTAGTTTCGTAGTAGTTAACATTTTTGTTTAAGTATGTAAGCGAATACTGCCAAACCCACCACCTACCAAAGTCATCTTGCACCGACACAACAGGTTTCCACAATAGTGGATGTCCAAGGTAAAACAAAACACGCAAACTTCTAAACCCGCATAATGTGGGGACATCTTCGTTAAACCTGTTTTTCCCGATAGTGTGATAAAGCCACACGGCACGCCTGTCTGCAATGAATTCAATTTCCTGCGGGTCGGGCAGCGTGAAAGGATACACACCGCTTTCTTCTTCTGGGTATGGGGGTAAAGCATCTGGATTTGAAAAGTTTTCAAGGCAAGCATCAACGATGCCATATATTTTTGTCAACATATCTGATGCTTTATAGAAAGTTAACTTTCCGTTGCGGACTTCCATCCCATGACAGGCTTCGTGACGCCCAAATTCTGCACCTAAAAGCGGAACGGGGCTTCCATAGGGGCGGTATTGGATAGCGGTTTTATCATCAAAAATAGCATGAACATCTATAGCGTAAACAGAAACGGTGGGCAAATCCGCAAGGTTGAAAGTTATCCTAACGGGACGCCCCACTTTATCGCTTTCGGCATCAAGTATCCCTGAAACTTCATTTTCAAACGGCGTTCTTTGCCATTCGTTGTTGTAAACATAATTAACGCTACCGCTGAAGTTGTAAGCGATTTTGTGATTGAAGTAATGCGAATTCCACCTACCTGATTTCGTTGGGGAAGGTGAACTTACATCCAACACGAAAGTCCCACGAATGTAGATTTTTATGGGCACACACACATGATAAAGTGGGGTGTCTGCGAAAAGCGGGTGCGGGTAAATTAAACTGTGCATGTAATCTCTCCCAGCGTAAGTTATGCGAAAGTTCACTTTCCTGCGCAGTGCGGGGTAAATTCTGCAATCGTAAGTGTATTGACTACCGCTATTGCAGATTTCAACTGGGGTGCGCTGGGTTGCATCAAGTTGGATTAAGAATGCCTTCAAGTGAACGAACACATCAACCTTAGTGGGGATTGACACAATCACTTTCACATCACCCTCCGCAGGAATGGCACGAATTCGTTTTCAATGAATTCAGCAATCTTGCTGCGAAGTTGGCTGCTGATTTCCTTATCGGAAGCGAAAGATATGGTGTAAACATAGTGCCCCGAAGCGCCAGCGGGTGCAATTCGTGGGGTTGCCACAGCGGGGCTAACCCCAGCCACTAAGTTGCTTAGTTTTGCGTTGATTTTATCAATCGGGATAACGAAATTATCTGCCAAGATTTCGCCCAACTTTCGTGCAGCAACAGGCAAATCACGCAAAGCACCTTCTTTCGGGGGCGAAAACGGTAGCAGGTTGCGAATTTTCTGGACAATCCACTGGAACGCTTCCACAGGTTTTCGTGCAAGGGATTTGATACCTTCCCAAAATTGTTCCACAAGTTTCTTACCCCATTCATATGCCTTAGAAGCAATTTCTTTTATCTTTTCCCACAAGGCGGAAGGAAGTTCAGCAATCTTTGACACTAAGCCTTTGATGTAGTCAAAGATAAGTTTCCTACCTTCTTTGCTAAGTTCCCACAAGTATTTGAACCAACCCTTCAGTTTTTCCCACAAACCCTTCAGGAAGTTCCAAATTGCTTCGCCTATCTTCTTCAATCCTTCCCAAATCCATTTTGCTGCTTTCTTGATGAATTCCCAAATTTCCTTCCTGAACTTGATGATTACAGCGATAACAGCGATGATTGCTGCAATCAGTGCCACCACAGCCCACACGGGCAACCCCAACGCAGCAGCAAGTGCTGTAACAGCACCCACCACGAACTTAATAGCAGCACCAAATCCCATGAAGATGAACCTTCCAAAGGAAAGAATACCGAACCCACCCCTTAGCGCACCCGTCAATGCGCCCCAGTTGCCTGCGATTAGTGCGATGTTAGCAGCAAAGTGCAACGCAGCACCCAAGAAGGATGAAATCGCACCGCCCCCCAACATGAAGGTGGCGAAAAGTTTCGCTAAATTGGGGTGTTCTTTGATGAATTCTTTTATCTTGATAATCAGTTCTGTTAAGTGTTCAATGAACTGCTGAAGTTGGGGCGCTATAGCGGCAAGCAATTCCGCACCTAAAGATTTGATAGCAAGGGATAAGCGGTTTATGCTATCGCTTAAACTGTCAACCCTTGCCACTGTTTCAGGGCTTGATGCAATCGCTTGATATTGTTGTTGTGTTCTTTGATATTCTTCTTCTGACATCTGCACCAGCGGGGCAATTTGGGGTGCATACCTTCCAAAGAGTTGGCGCATCGCTTGCATTCGCAAAGTTTCATCTTGGATTTTGCGCAATTCAGAAACTGTAGTGAAGAACGCTTCCGTTGGGGTTGCTGCTTCCCTTGCTTTCGCTTTAATTGCTTCCACAACTTGACTAACCCTTTCCGAAGATGCACTTACTTTTTCAAACGCCATTACAATTTTATTTGCAGCGGTATCAACACTATTTGCAACATATGTCATCGCAACCCCAACTTGCATCATTGAAGCCTGCAGTTGATTGTTAACTGAAGCCAGTTCGCTGATGTAACTTTGCTGTTGTGCTTGCAATTGCATGTATAACCTTGCCAATTCCGCTTGTTGTCTTCTGTATTGTTCTGCTGCCTGTGCAGCCTGCATCTGGATTTCAATTTGCTTTTCGTAAAGAGTAAACTGTAATTCCATTGCTTTCCCTACATGTTCACGATAAGCCCTTTCTTGTGCAACTTGTAACCTTGCTAAAGCGGTTTGTCGTTCAATTTGAAGTTCCATTAAGCGGGCAGCATACTGTTGTGCGTTAATTTGCCCGTAGTAGAATTCAGCGTTCAGTTTCTTCATGTTCGCAGCGTATTCAAGATTGATAAGTGCTGCTTCTAATTGAATATCACGCAATCTGTTGAACAAGTTGTATTGAAGCATAAGCATTTTTGATTGGCTTTCCCAATTAAGTTTCTGTTGCGCTAAAGCAATTGCATTTAAAGCAGCCTTATATTGCCTCCCCACTTCTTCAACCCGCATAGCGTGGTCGGCAAACTTCAAGTTTAATTCCGATAGATTGTTCAACAACCTTTGTTTCCTTTCATTTAATTCCCTAACTGGCTGCATTAGTTTGTTATAAGCCTTTTCTTGTTCGCTAAGCCCCTTCTTGATTTTTGATGAAGCCTTTTCCGCTGCATCCCCCGTCTTTTCTGCACCGTGCGCAAGTTGACCGTGTAAGTAGTAAATTGCGGGGATAACTGCGTTGGCTTCAACATCTAATTCTTCAAGTGTTCCAAGCATCACTGCGGTTTGTTCAGCGGTAAGCCCCAATTGTTTGCTTTGCTTATCAAGCATAGTAGCGTAGTTCATCCCCGCACGGGAAAGGGCGATGAAAGTTCCCAGCAACCCCGCACCTACCCCCAGCATGATGTTCCCCGCAGTTTTCATCCTTGAAGCCATGTTTTCAATAGAATTCCCCGCACTTTCCGCTGCCTTTTGAATTTCCTCCAGTTGCCCCTTTATCTTCCCGCTGACTTCCGCTATGTTTTCAGAAACTTTGATTACAAGTTCAAGAACTTCCATTACCGCAAATCACCCACTTTCATTTGGCGGTTGATTTCTTCAACAAATTCGGTTAGGCGGGTCAATAGAAGTTCCGTTTGTGCGAAGGTTAGGTTAAGGAAGTCATCAATGCTGTGGACAAGGTTGTAGTGGGCAAGGATAACATAAAGCAGGGCGGGGGATGTTGGTTTTTCATCTACCCTCCGCCTGCGCCTTAGGTGCTTACTGCGAAAAAAATTCCCTTGGGATGGGGGTATCCAAGAAAGTTTCAAAGTCTATTTGTTCCCCCGTTTTCCTGCAATGTGCACGCCACACCAACCATGCGGTTGCTTTGATTTGGGTGGCTGGGTCTAAACTTGAAATTTCATCCATCCCAACCCCAAAAGTTTCAACGAAGGAAAGCATGTCCCGCCAAGTTAAGTTGGCAAGAAGGTCATCAGATTTGCCCGCAAGTGCTTTGATTTCTTCAGTCATCGCTTCTTCACCACCTTGCGCAAAGTTCTACCTTCTAATACACACAATACTTCATCCCAGTGTTCCCGCACAATTGCTTCCGCAAGAGGGTGATAAGCCCCCCGCACCAATTTTTGGAAGTCTTTCAGCGTGATGCCAATTCTTTCGCAGAATTCTTCTACACCTTCTTTCATCGCAGCGATGTAAAGGACTTGGCGTTCGTAAGAAGTTAGCATACTTTCATCACCCACCATCATTCAATGTCAAGCACTAAACTGTTGTTATCCCCAACCAAGTCCAGCGAAAGAACCCAAATATCATCCCCACCTTTCACAGGTGCACGCCTGCGGGAAACTAACATGTTTTGAAGCGTGATAGATTTAGTATCATCAAGTCCGATGAACACATCAACAGGTGAAATGTTATCTGCTGCGAAATCTGCAGTATAAGGCAAAAACAAAGAAAGGCTGCATTCCACTTCGTTCAAACCAAAAGCCCACAAGTTGCGGGTTCGCTTCTTTCCCGCAGGGCGGGCGGAAAAATCTGCTTCAAGTTTGACATTGCGCTTAACGCTAACTTTGAATTCGCTAACTTGATAGTTGTTGCCCGCAACAGTAACTACCCCCTGATACCACAGGAATGGGCTGCCCGTTGGCGTGGGAATAGTCGCTGGTGGGGTAGTCAAATCGGCATCCATCACTTCAAACTTTACGGAAACCTTCAACGCTTCACCAACTTTCCCGTCCACGCTGATTTCTGAAGGGAATGCACCTAAGAATTTCACGCAGTAATCGGGGTTACCTGCCAAGATAGTGAAAGATTTGTTTTCCAAGCAGAAAGATTGAAACAGTGACAAATCCGCAGGTGTAATCAAAGTATCAACTGAAACTGAAGGTTCAACTATGCTGTAGTAGCGCACAATCCCGCCAATTGCCTTTTCGGTTTTCAAGTTTTCGTTAACTTCAATATCACCACCGTTGACGAAACCAAATGTCTGCCAAGTTGCTGCAGTGTCTTCTTCCCCAGCGTTTAGTTCAGGCTTAATCAAGAAAATGTCTTGAATGTGTGTTCGCATGCTTCATCACCACCTACATTTACCTTCACGGGGTCAAGTAGGTGGCGGTAACTGTAACTTGCGCAATTTCAAATGTGGTATCGGTATCGGTAACCCACAAGATTTCCCCCACTTGCAGAAGTTTGGGCTGTATCCCAGAAATGTTGGGGTTAAACGCAGCGTTTAGCAAAAGGTTTACCACCCCTTCCGTTACCGTTTGTTTTTCCGCTGGGTTGGTTGCGATGATGTAGAAAGTGAATGTATCTTGAACTTCGTAGATATGTGCGGGGGCAACAGTTCGCAATTCCGTTCGGGTGGGGGTAATCACGACAATGGGTTTCGCAAGCCTGTTGATGTCCAACTTATCCACGCCCCCCACAAAGGTCACTTTGTATTGCGTTTTCACCAAATCTTTTAGGAATTCAGCGATTTCGCTTGTCGCTATGCGCATAGTTTCATCACCCCATCAGTGCTTTGCGAACTTCTTCAAAGATTTTATGCAAGTTCTTAGCAGCCCATTCTGCTGCGGGCTTCATGAAAGGCTTGCGGATAATATCACCCACTTTTTCCCAAGTTGCACTTTTACCACTACGCCCCTGAATAACATACTTTGCGAAAACTTCACCAACACCACGCAAGTAGAAGCGCAACGCTTTTGCACGGACGGGTCTAATTTCCGCTTTGTGCCCAAATTCCACGAAGGGCGCATATTCCACATTTACCCACACTTTGCCTACATCCCTTTCCACCCCAAACTGAATACTGTTGCGCAATCTACCTGTATCTACTGGGGCGTGTTGTTTCGCAACTGCGGAAACTTGCCCCGTAAATTTCACCAAACCTTCTTTCGCTGCTTTCGCTGCATTTTCCATCTTTTTCATAAATCTATCCAAACCTTTCCATTGCACAGTTGCCATCATTCCACCCTCCTTAGTTCCAATCTTTCTTGAACACGCTTCAAATCTACCTTAAACCTGCTTACGATTTCAAACTTCTTGCTACCAAACTGCAAAACATCATCGTTTTGAATTTCTACTGTGCTTCTTGTAACAATCAAAGTGGCATCCACTACCCCAACGGTGGCGTAATTGCGAATTTGTTCCCGCAGCGGAAGGTAAAACAAGTATCCCCAAACATCCCCCACTTCTTGAAGTTCTGTAACAAGTTCGTTTCCTACTATGTTTGTTGTTCTGCGCAAGATTTTACCTTGCAAGTATCGCAACATTCATCACACCCCCAGCATTTTGTAGGCGGAAACAACTTGCTGCACTGAAATTGGAAGTTCCGTGAAAGCGAAAGTAAGTTCACCCAACCTGCCTTCTTTTATATGCGGGTCTAATTGCATAAAGAAGAAGGTTAAATCCGCAAGCGCAATAATGATGGAAGATGGAAGGGTTTGGTAACCGCCCCTGTAGGTTACTTCCACTTCCGCCCCATCGGGTGCATCAACATACAAGATGCCCAACGGTTTGTTCACTTTGAAATCAACATCCACACCATCCACCTTTGCGGAAAGAACTTCATCCACAGGTTTAGCAGCAAGAAACACCCTGCCTGCGAAAACAGTGTGGGTTTCAGTGTAGGTGTCATATTCAAAGATGCGCCCGCACAATGCTTGCAGAAGTTCAAGACTTGCTTCCGCTTCCCTGTGAAAATCTTTACCTTCAAGGTCGGGATACTTGTTTGTTAAGTAAGTGTAGATTGCAGCGTAAGTTTCAGTTTTCATAAAACTAACACCCCCGCTGGCGGGTCTGCTTTAAGTTCTTCGTAATCATCTCTTTCACAAATGCGCAAGATGAAGTGCAACTTCTTTCCCCCCAGTCTGCGTGACCAACCCGCAATGCGAATTCCTACATCCAAATCGTAAGTTTTTTCTTCGTTGACAACGCAAAACAGAACATAACCGCTGTAAGTAGTTACACGGAAAGCAACGGGGAAACCATGCTGGCGGATGATGTGAAACAAAGCAGCACTTTCAGATAATGCAACAGTTAAGCGCATCAACGCATCGCTTTTTTGAAACTTCTTCGCAGCACGCTTAAGCGGGTTGAAGATGTTTTTCAAAAACGAAAACATGTTCATCACCCACCACCATTTGCCCCCCAAAATAAAAGCAGGGGGTGGGGCTAACAACCCCATCCCCCCTGCGCTTACTTGCTTACCTTGTTACCTTACTAACTACCTGAAGCAATCTTCACAGCAACCACACTATAAGGCAACTTAGCGAAGTCCCAGCGCCCAGTGGCAACCAAAATGTCCACCTGCTTCAGCACATCCCGTTGGGTTTCAACACGCAAGCCCCTGCGTTCACCAAGCAGGAATGCGGGGCGGGCAACCACAACTGCGTGCACATCATTAGGCACATGCGGGCTAACAACGATGGGCTTACCATAAATTTTGCCCAGTTCGCCCGTAAGGATTGTTGCTTGTGCCCCATACTTATCCACAGTTGAAACTTCATCCCACTTGACCATATTAGCGTAAACGCTGGGTGAAACTACCACAACAACCCGATTGGGGTCAACACCCAATTCACCAAGCAGTGCGGTAGCGTCTTGAATGTGGGATGCTTGAAGACTGCCAGTAATGTCCAATTGATTTGCTAACTTAAGGATACCATCCCACACCTTCAAAAGCGCATCAGCGCTTGCGGTATCGCCTTGTAGAATTGCCTTATCAAGCGCATCTGCGAAGGCAAAAGCAAGCGCATCTTGGAAGGTAGGCATGATAGCAACGATGCTGTCTTCAGTAACTTCATCAGCGATTTCAACAGCAGCACCTAACTTCTTCGCCCGCAGTTCAAATGCTTGCGCAGACGGGCTGGAAGTGGGGATGGAAGTTCCAGCGGCAACATAGGAAACTGTAATCCCGCTGACGGAAAGCGGTGGCTTGTAAATTTCACTTGGCATTTCAAGGCGGTCAAAGACATTCGCAAGGGATGGCTTCAAGCGGATAAGTTGAATAACACGGCTGGAAAAAGTGGTGGGGATGTAATTAGGCAAGTCAGAACCCGTAACCGCTTTGGTGATTTCAACGAACCTGCGATGCAACCAACCTTCAACAGACAACCCCTTGTGCCTGCGGATTGCAGCAAAGATGGTGTAAGCATCACACAAGTCTTGATACTTCACAAGCCTTTCATCTTGCCAACGCCCCAGAAGGAAGTTTTCAAAGCGTTCGGCGGGGTTGCTACCTTCCAGCGTAAGCGGGGCAACACCCTTCACGCCCTTTGACAAAACCTCTTCCACATTTGCAACCCGCTCTTCTAACGCCTTCTGGGTTGCTTCAATAGATGCAAGTTTGTTCACTAAACCATCAACGGCTTTGATGGTTGCTTCAAGTTCCTTAGTAATTTCCGTCATTTGGCATCACCACCTACAATTACCAACTTTTTGCGAAGTTCACGAAGCAAGCGGGCAACCACAGTTTCAAAGGTTTCCCCGTATTCTGCGATGAATTCCAGTTCTTCCTGCGTGTAGTTTTTGTGCAGAGGTGGGGGTTCTTTATCCGCTTTCTTGTAATACTTAGCGATTGCGTTGTAAACTTTTTCTCTGTCTTCATCGGGAATATCAACCCCGCCCCTTGCACCCAACAGCGCAGCCATCGCAGCCACCACACCCCGCCAGATGGCGTAGGGTTTACCATCAACGACATCTACATGGGGTAACTTGTAAGCACCGAATGTTTCAAGTTTTTCATCATCTGCCCAGAAGAAGCGTTTCGCATACCTGCGCTGCTTTTCTTTATCTTGTAAATCTTCGTTAGTTTCTACGCCAACATACTTGCGCCAGCGAACTTCTGAAGCATCTGCATCCCATTCTTTTTCTTCGTTGGGATAAAGTGGGAAGGAAGCATCGTCATCTGGCACAATTCCCCGAACAATCAACGCTTGCGGGTTAGCGGGGATGGTAACCAGCGAAGTTTCAACCCAAAGCCATTGGTCATAAACAAGGTGTTCACCTTCCCTTCGTGTTTTCTTAGGAATGAAGCCAATGGAAAGCGCATTAACTACACCTTCATCTACAAGTTGCTTAATTTCTTGTGCTTTGGGGGTGCTTGCGAACTTGAAAGAAACTTCAATCCTGTCTTCCAAAATTTTCGCATCCACAACCTTCCCGATGGGTTCACGCATGTCGTGCATCCAAAGGAGCACAGGGTTGGAAAGGTATTCTTCCAGATTAAGCACACCTTTAACATTCACAACATCCCCCAACCTGTCGGGAATGTTTGAAGTTGCAACGCCAACATACAAATCTTCACGGGTTTCAATCTGCTTGATGACAAAGAACTTCTTTTCCATGTCCATCACCACCTTCAATTAACCCGCCCGAATTGGTGGTGGGGGAAGCGTTATGGTGAAGTTCTTAGGGACATTTTTAGCGATAGCGTTAGCGTTTAGCAGCAACAAACCCCGCCACAACCCCTATCTTGTGTTCAAGGTGGGCATCAGCGGGACTTTTTACTGCACCAAAACGGGAAGGTTAGCGGGTTTGGTGTGGTGGGATGGGAAGGAAATTTCCCCCCTTCCCATGCGCAGGCGTGGTGGGTTGGTGTGCTGGAAAGATGGAAGGGTTGAAGCGGGATACTTTGAAGCAGGAAGGAAGTTCAACGGGAAAAAGATTTCCCCGCAAGATGTCCGTTGGGCGCTGACGGGCGGGGGGTTGTTTCTGAAGGATGGTATCGCAATCAGTGCTGCGGAAGTTTCTAAACGGGAAGGTTTAAGTTCCTACATTGTTTCACACAGAAATTACACATTCATTTTAGTGCACAAAGATAGAAGGAAGATTTCGCTGGGGGTAAGCGAAAATGGAATTCCCCCCGCACGGCTTGCGAAGATGTTGGAAGGTGATTTCTACGCTTTGCTGCGGTTGGATGGGGGAAGTGCTACCTACTGCTTCTTCAATTCCCGCAAACCTTCGTGGTTGAACAACGCTGTGGGGTTACCCCGATAGGGCGGGGGTTGGGCAGTGGGTCGGCAATCCTGATTTATCCCATCAGACGCAAACCCTTACCCAAACCCCACAAACAATTTATTTGAATAAATTCCGTTGGTGGAGGGCAGGGGATTTGAACCCCTTCCGCCACCGCCCGCTTCGGGGCTATGGTGGCGTCAAGCCCCAACTTGTGCCCCCCACTTCTTGCAGTAGTTCAGCAAATCTAACGCCCTGTTTAACCATCCCTTCAAGAAAACCCGCTGGAAAGGGTTTTTTGCAACTATCCCCCGATAACGCTGAATGCGAAGTTGCACATACTTAACTATCACCGAAAACAGCGCATCCTTTTCTTGTGCTTTTCTGATTGCGTGAAGGGTAAGTTCACCTACAATCCCGTCCACCGCAAGCGTGTAGTAGCCCAGTTCTTGTAGCGCTTTCTGCAACAAAATTGCGGAAGTTTTCACGCCCATGTTCACTGCAGTATCAAATACTACAACATCCAAGGGCGGGGGCATCAAGTGCGCTTTGGAAGGCAGGTAATACTTGGTGTAGTAGATTTCTTCCACTTCTTCATCCGTGATGAACTTCACGCTTCTAAGCGGTAAACCCTTCCCCTTGCGGTAAGCATCGTAAGTTGCTTGCGTAATGCCTTTGTTAGTTGCCCCGCCCCTGTCCGCTGGATGGTTACTGAACCCACCTTCCCACTTAAGCACAAACTTCAAGCATTCACGAAAGCGTGGAAGCATGTTCGTTCACCTACCCTAATCCGCTGGGATAACCGTGCACCTGCAATTGATAGTTTCTTCGGGCGGTGCGTTTGGGTCAGCGGGATACTTAAGCAAGTAACCACCAACTTCAAAGGGTTCTTCTACGCCCACAACTTGCCCATGCGCTGCTGCGTGGGTTTCCCTTGTCCTTTCATCTAACGCTGCAAGCCACATCTTTTTGCGGAAACCTGCAAGGATAAGGCTATCAGTGTATCCCGCATTCAGCGCTGCTGTGCTTTCCGTGCGGGCTATCCTTTCCGCACGCCAAGTTTCAATTTCACCAACCACGCTTTCCACAGCATCAATCAAGTTCCCCCCGCTTTCCAACGCATCCGCAAGAACTTCCTTCAAGCGTTCGTATTGGGTTTCGCTAATCCATTGAATGCGGTTTTTGAATTGAAGCAGGTGGGCACGAACTTTAGCATCAAACAGCACTTGGTCTTCAACGCTAACTTCAAAAATTTCTGGGGCTTTGTGCAGGATTTCTTCGTAGATAGGTGCAAGGATTTCCCACAGAATTTCTGCTTCCCTATCTGGGTCGTAAATCCTATCGGTGATGTCCTTCCCCCGCAGAGCCCCTTTCAAGCGTTTGCGCAACCCTTCTGCGTAATCCTGTAGCGCTTCTTGGATGAACCTTTCATACTTGCTTTGCCAGCGAAGGAAGCGTTGCCAAAACACAAGTTCCCGTTGGGAAAGGTTCTTGGCGATAACAATGGGGGAACTTTGCAGCGATTTTCGCTGTGCGATGGGAACTACGCTGATATTGCCCCACCAAGTATCGCCCCAGTTAAGGGGTTCTTCAAAGCCAAGCATCTGGCGGGCTTCGTTGATGGTGATGATACCCGCTTGCACCAACCTAACTGCGCTATCTGCAACATCCGTAAGGTGTTCTTGCAGCGCATCAACCTGCGTGGTATCAAATGCGCACCAATAATCGTTCCCGAAGTGGCGTGCAAAGAACTGAAGGTTCAAGGTTTCCTGAATTAGCGTAAGGATGGGGATGATGGTTTCCCGCCAGAAAATCTTGGTTTGTTCCCGTGCGTTTGCGTAGTTGGCATATTCAAACACCCCCACGATGGCGGGGGGAACATTCAAGCACGAAAGGATTTCTTCCCGCAAGATGCGTTTCAATTCAAGTAGGTTAGCGTTGTTAAGTTGAACATCCACAACCTTTAAGTCCATATCCCCAGTTAAGACCAACCAATTATACCTGTGCCCCCTACCTATGCGTGCTTGGATTTTTTCGTAAAGATACTGCCTTTGCTGGTCGGTAAGTGCACTTTTGTTGATGACCACACCCAGCGGGATTGCACCGTTATGAAAAAATTCTGCAGCAAGTTTATCAATTTCCCGCAAAAGGGTTAGCGCTTGCTTAATTGAAACCACCAAAGGCAGCCCCAAACCTTGCGGGTCTGCGGGGTTGTAAAGTTTGAAGTGCACAAGTTCATCCCGTGTAACTGTTTCGCTACCTTCAAGGGAATAGATGATGAAGTGCTTGCCTTCTAAATCCTGCGCTACTTGGGTGGGGTGAATGTAATCTAAAGCAAGCACCCTACGCCCCAACTTGCGCACCTTCCAGAAGGAATTCCCAAACAGGATTAGGTCTGAAACAATGGTTTGCACGGCGTTGGGCGTAGTGAATTCTTCGTTGAAGCGTTCCGCAAAAGTTGAAGCGGGGTCGCCATCTGGGGCAAAATCTTCACCCTTGTAAACAAGTAGGGGCACGCTGGATGCAGATTGCGCTATGCGTGTTAGGGCAGCCCGCAGGATTGGGTTTTCCAGCGCTTCGTTGATACCCACTGTGGGGGTTGGGGCTTCAATGACTTCAATGTAACCCCCGCCTTTCCACACCCACAGTTTGCGAATGAAATCAAAAAACTTTCTTATCATGCGCTATCACCACCTTCAATTGCTTGTGGGGATGAAAGAATGCGTGAAGATAAAGCAAGGGTTTTAGTTACAATCTTCGCAATTTTGTGCATCGTGTTTCTGGAAGTGTTTGCGCTAATGCGGGGTATTGATGGGGTAGTGTTGGCGCTAAGTATCGCTGTTATCGCATTACTTGCCCCTTCCCCAGCGTTTCAAATTCACTGGGGAAAGTTGTTGAAGGTGATTAAAGATGAAGGGCACAAAGAAAACCAAGAAGGTTGAAATAGAAATTCCCCCCAGCCCCGCCCAGTTCGCTGAAAAGTTCCTAACTTTGCAGGGGAAACCCCTGAAGTTGTTTGATTATCAGCGTGAAATCCTGCGGGATGTCGCTGGGAAAAAGTTCGTTGTGATTTGCTTGCCCAAGCGCTGCGGGAAATCTTTGCTGGCTGCGATTTTAGCGCTTCATAAAGCATTGCTAACCCCCGAAGGTAACATAATCGTGCTTTCAACTTCCAAAGACCATGCAAGTAGCGTGTGTTTCAGATACATCTACCGCTTCGCTTCCCACCCCCCGCTGGCGGATTTGGTGGAAAAGAAAAGTATCGTTAGGCTTGAATTCAAGAACGGCACAATCATTGAAGCCGTCCCGTGTAGGGTTGAAGCCGTTGCGGGGCGGGGGCTGGATGTGTTGGTGGTGGATGAATTAGCGCTGATTGATGATGAAGAAGTGGTGCAAGTTGCATTATCCCAAACGGAAAAACCCCATTCAAGCGTGGTAATAGCCAGCACGGCAAGCACGAAAGAACACTTGCTTTATAAGTTGTATCAAGCATCCCAAAAGGAAGGTAGCGGGATACACTTCATCTACCTAAGCGGGGAAGATGCTGCAAGATTGAACCCGCTGCTGACGGAAGAATGGTTGCAAAAGCGTAAGGAAACTATGCCTGAAGCGATGTTCGCCCAATATCACCTGAACTTGTGGGGTGCAAGTTCCCGCAAGGTGTTTATGCCCGAAAAGTTAGATAAGTGCGTGAAAGATTACCCCACCCCCCTGCCCCTTAGCATGTTGCCCGAAATCGTGGGGTTTGAACCCAAAGGGGTGGTGGTTTGTGCGGGCGTGGATAGAGCGCTTCCGCATAGCAAGCACGGGGATTTGTCTGCGGGGGTTGTGGTTGCGAAGGTGTTTGAAGATTTGCAGAAATCCCCCCGCTGGGTGGTGTTGGATTGCACAGTATTCCCCACTGGGATGGGGGAAGAAATTCAATTCTGGCTTCAACAAATGGCTGCGCAGTATCCCCTTGCTTCCATAGTGTTTGAAGTTTACCAAGCCTTTGATTTGCACCAATGGGCAAGCAAGATGGGGCTACCCGCCCGCTTGGAACACGCTACGCTAAAGCAACAAGAAAGCGCTTTCCAGTTCCTTATCGCAGCGGTGGAAAACAACAACATCATCATCCCCCGCCACCCCGAACTTCTGCGTGAATTAGAAGGGTTGGAATTTGTGGGGGGAAGGTATCGTGCGGGGAAAGGGTATCACGATGACTGCGTTTATGCGCTGGTTTGGGCTTTCTATGAAACTTTGAAGGTTGCCCCCGCTATTGCGGATGCAGAATGGGTGTAAACTTGCGGGAAATTACCCCAAACTTGCAGCGTTTTCGCATTGACAACCCCGCAAACAAGTGCAAATTTAATCCTGTGCACCAAATTCGTAGGGAAAGGGGGTAGCAGGGATGGGAAACGCAAGCAAAATAAAGCGGGAGCGGATGGGAATTGAACCCACCCACCGCCTTTTGGGCGGTGCACAGGATTTGAAGTCCTGGGAGGGCACCAGCCCTCAACCGCTC